GATGTGTATAAGAGACAGGTTTAAAATCGTCTTTGGCTTTATGCCGCGCGAAGATTATGATCCAAAGCTAAAAGGCAAGCGCGGTACGCGGTATGTTGGCTATTGGTTTATGGATGAGGATGGCTGCGATAAGAAGCCGTTTAAAACAGAGGATTTTGCATCTAAGCCAATTGCTATGGCTAGAGCTATTAAAATTCGCGGCGAGAAATATGGTCGCGCGTCCGGTACAATCCTTATGTCGTCTATTAAATCGGTTAATTACTTGGTCGGCTTATCTATTGAAACAAGTGAAAAGCTAACGAACCCTGCGCTTGGTATGTTTAATAATGCTGTATTTGGCGACAGTGTTCTTGATACAAGCCCTGATGGAATTACAATATTTAACCAAGAAATGCTTGGGCAAACTCAAAACCCTGCCTTTCCTCTGTATGATGTTGGTGATCCCTCAACGCTTATTCAGTTTGTTATCCCGTATTTAAATGAGAAAATTACAACAGGCTTTAAGGTTGACGCATTACTCGACTTTAATAGCTCAAAGGAAATGACTGCTACTGAGAGTTTGCAGCGTTATACAATTCGCGGACAATCCTTGTCTGGGTTCTTGTTGCAGCAAAAGAATGAATTGCTTGTCCCTCTTGTTAAGCGCGCCGTGTCTATCCTTATGGGGTTAGGTGCGTTAGGTATTGATCCGCAAAAAGAACCAGATCGCGCCTCCTTTGTATCCAGAGAGCGCGGATTAGGTGAGCGTGTTATTCCTGATGCTGTATTGCAGGTCATGGAATCCGGTATGCCTTGGTATACCATATCATTTAATAATGAATTAGAGCGCTTGACGCGCACGCAGTCCCTTCAAGACATGATGCAGTTGATTAATTCTGTAACTGTTATTGCGGCCTTGTATCCTGATATTATCATGGCTATTGACTGGTATAAGATGTTGGTGGATATTAATTCTAACTTGAGTGAGCAAAACCAGATTTTGTTGTCAGAAGATAAATTTAGAGAAGGCATTGAGGCTAAGGCTCAGGCTATGCAAGCGCAAATGGAGGCTCAAATGGGTCAAGCGCAGGCTGGAACATCTAAAGATATGGCGCAAGCCAATAAAGCAGACGCGGAAGCGCAGAAAGCATTATCATAAATGTCTCCCCTTTTTAGAGGTAAATTAACCCTCAAATATCAAATTTTTAAAAGCTGTCAAAAATGCGGTGCAATCATGCGCGGGATATTAAAAGTATCTGGTGAGTCTGCGCCGCGTTTTGATTGCCACACATGTTCTAACAAGAAAGCGAGATAATGAGTGAAAAAACTACCTCCTCTAGCACAGTTGAGAATTTACAAAAAAGTAGAGAACAACGCGAGCATTTTAAAAAGATTGGCCTTGAGAAGATCGAGCAATATAAAACGAGCCTAAACTCCGTTGCCTCAACCGAGCATGGCCGTTTCTTTTTAAAGTCCCTTATTCGATCCCTCAAACCCTTTGATCCTATTAATATCAAAGGCGATGTTGACGCAGTTGTTCAACGAAATGTATACTTAGAAAAAATCAGGCCATATTTAGATAGTGATATCAGAAAGGAATTAGAGAATGACTGATGAAAACTTAGGGGGCGATGCTCCCGCTGGTGGCGATGCGCCGCAAGATGCCGCTGATACAAGCATTGGCACAGGTCAGGATTTTGGAGAGGTAAGCGATGTTCCCTCTGAATTCTCTGTTCCTGATGAATACAAAGAGAAGTCTTGGGCTGGTAAGGTAAAAAGCCAAGAGGATTTGTACAAACAAATTGATAATTTATCTGAGGTTGTCGGCAAGAAAACGATTAGTCCTATTGATTACAATACGGCTGATGAAGCGCAAATTAAGGATTACTACAAATCTATAGCCCCAGAAGACACGGGCGCATATAAGTTTTCCGAAAGCGCAGATGAATCCTTTGTTAAAGGAATTGCTCCAGCATTGCAGGAAGCTGGCATTCATCCAGAACAACTTAAAATTCTAGAGCCAGCTCTTAATAAGTTGGCTTCTGAGATTGTCGGAGAGCGCCATGCCTCTGATCGCAGTGAAGATGGTTACTTTAAGCTTACCGAAGAAGCCTTTGGTGAGGGTCATAAAGACACTGTTGTGAAACTTGAATCCTTTTATAAGGAGAACTTGTCTGACGACACTAAGGCCTTTCTTGATAATGCAACAAACTCTGAGAGAGTAGCTTTTGACCAAACTGTAAACTCTGTTATTGAGGCTAAGGATGCTGAGATTGCAAAGCTTATGAAAGAGTACGGAGTTGAAGAAACTGGCGCGCAAGGTGATGGCGAACCAGCAACTCAAAAGGTTAATATTGATGATGAAATTTCCGAGAAAAGAAAAGCCATTAATGATATGAATTCCAAAGCTGGTCAAAAAGACTGGGATGGAATTAACAAGGCTAAGGTGGAATTAAAGCAACTATACGACAAAAAAGTAAAATTAGGAAAGTAGGATATTATGAACCAAGCACCACAATTCGTACAAGCTGGAGGCGCAAACGCGCTAAAGATTACAATCTCGGGATCTTATAAAAAGGTTGGAGATGGCGAAGTTGTTGACTTTGAAGATATTCAAATCATCATGCCAAGAGTTGATGAGGAGATTGCCATTGCGGCGGCGCGTAAGCGTTATGCTTATACAGCTATCAAATCTGTTCTCAATAAAGAGGGCGAGAAAAAATATCCTAAGCCTATCGATCATATTCGCAATGTGTATATTGATGATATGCAAGAGATCGAGCATGACTTTCCTTATGTGGGTAAAGGCATCAAGGAAATGACCGAAGATGATTTGCAAAACTTGGCTGTTGAAAAAAGCATTCGTGAAATTCCCTTGCCGCGTAGGCAGTCTGGAATTTCAATGCGCGAGATGCGCCAGCGTGCATATCAACTCTTTGCAGAGCGCGTTCTTGGTTGGGAAATTGATATGAATGATCCTGCTCAAAATAACTATTCAAAGTGGAATGATATTATTCCCAACCCAATGCAAAAGGCAAAACCTATTCAGCAAAAAACGGCTGAGGATGCCTTTGGCGATAAATCAAAGGAAGATGAAAAGTTTGTTCCTCAACATGTAGCGCCTCAACCTACACCTGCTGCTACTGCACCTCATGTCGCGACCTCACCTCATGTTGAGCCTCAAGAGCCTCCAGCTGCTCCTGCACCCGCACCTGTTCCTGATTTATCAGCAACATTGAGCGCAGACGAAAGCGATCTTAATAAGATGCAAAAACTTGCGAAGGATAACGATGTTAAATATGAATGGGATGATAATTCAAGCGACATTAAAGATAAGCTAATTGAAGCTGGTGTTTCTGTTTCTTAGCACTGAAACTTCATAAAGTTAATTAAATGGCCTTGATTTAATCAAAGGCCATTTTTTTGTTTGCTCTTTACACATAATTATGAAATGATAGTTTTACTGGATACCTATTGTTCTAAATAGCCCAGAAATGGTTGCATAACCTAAATTATGTAGAAAAGCCCGATTGCTCGGACACCTTTTTGAAAAAACTTAAAATCAATCATAAACAAAGGAGTTAGAAGCCATGTCTTCTGATACAATTAGTCCGAGCATTGACCAAGCAGCTTTACTGAATTTTAAAGAAAGCTTTTATGAGTTAGCTCAACAATCTAAATCTCGCCTCGTAAACGAAGGCGCAATCTCAATGATGGATCCCAACGGCAAGTCTAATAACATGTCTCGCATTGGTCGTCTTGAACTAGCTGAGGTTGATAGCCGTAATCCTGATAAACAATACAGTGATTATGCTCTTGATAACCGCCAATTTTCAAAGCGCCGCTTTACTCGTACAGTAACAATTGATGCTTTGTATGACATTAACGAGCTTATTTCAGATCCAACATCTCCTATTTTGAGCATGTTAGACGCTGGTAAAGAGCGTGTTATTGATCGTGTTGCTGTTGAAGCGGCTGTTGGTGATGTTCTTGTGGGAGCGCCAGACACTACGCCTTCAAGTGTAACTGCTGCAAACGATGGTGTTTCCACCGTTGATGGCTCTGCTGGTGTTACATACTCTGTAATCCAACAAGTTACTGAAAACTTCATTAATAACGATGTTGAAATGACTGACTATATGGGATCTTGCATCGCATATACTGGTTCTGAAAACACCGATTTGATGAACGAAGATAAATTCATTAATAGCGATTATATCTCTGGTCGTCCGGTTGATGAAGGCTATCAAAAGCAAGTTGGTATGTATAAGACGATTATGTATGCCGGTTCTGTTACTGGTGGTATTACGGTTACAAGTCCTGTTCTTCCAGAGGGTGCAACCCTTCGTAAGAACGTTGTTCTTGCACCAAACTCAATCGCCATGTCAATGAAAATTGGCCGCGTTGAAGTTGAGCGTTCAAATCGTAAAGTGAACTCTTTTGACATCACGATTGATCTTTGGATTAATGCGATGCGTACAGAAGGCGTTCTTGTTCAAATCATTACATCTACAATTTAAGGAGCTAGAAGAAAATGACTGATAAACTAAACGCACTTGCAACGGCAGAGCCTAAAAACCCTGCGTTCAAAACTGGTAAGAACTTTCGTAAGGTTGATAGTAAGTTTGCTTTAACAAGCGCTAACTCTGATGCTGGAGATATTCTTGAACTTGCTGGCGCTCTTAGCTTCGCTGATCGCGTAGCTGGTCTTTATGCTAACGTAAGCACAGGTCTTCCTGCGCTAACATCTGCGACTGACAATGATCTTGGTTTTTATTACAAAAACTCAGAAGGTGAGTATGTTGAGCTTGATAAAGACATCCTTTGGGATGGTGTAAGCTTGGCTTCTGCGTCCACAACAAACGGTAATTACTTGACTGGCAAAAATGCATCTTTGGATGAAAGCCAGAACATTGGTGAGTTGCTAGGTTTGGGTGCTGATAAACAACCACAGGGCGGTGTGTTCTTGTGTTTGACTGTTAATACAGCCAACACTGCAACAGCAACATTGCGCTTGTCTGTTGAAATTGACGAAGCAACAACTTCTTGATATAGTTAGAAGCTGGTATACCTGTCTCTTATACACATCTGACGCTGCCGACGATC